CGTTCAGTTAGTGGCGTTCCAATTAAGGAAAACGTTGGAATACTCTTTAGGAGTCTCCAAAGACTTTTCTGGTAGAGAGCCAGGCGGCTATAAGCCGCCGCCTTCCCCGCGGAGATGACTCGGAGCTTAAATGGCTCCAAGACACCTGCTCGTCGACACGGAATTTCCGTATCGTCTATGGCTTCTCCGGGGTACTTCTCGTACCAGTTGTCTACCCAGTAGCCGAGGGACCCACCCTTCTTACGTGGGTACTCGAAACACGCACTCGTGTCCGGGTTTGCCGGTCCCTCTAGAGCCTTCGCTAGGGTCCACTTAGGTTTTAGACGGCGTATCTCCGCCACAGTTCGTTTCACCTCCTCCACGAGGACTGACTCGAGCTTAGGATCAGATTGTAGTTGCTCGGTAGTCAGGAGTTTCAGATTGGCGGCCATTTTGGCTGCTACCTGATCCTCTCGTAGGGGTCCAGCGCATCGTTTGCTTTGGAGTAGTCCAATAGCAAAGCCTGGATCGACACAAGCCCGGGCAATTAATTGTCCGGGTCTAGCGTTCCGGGAGTGTCTGAGACCTCCCGTTAGGTGAGCGAGTGCGGTTTGCGCCTCTCTCCTAGTAACCCTAGCAGGACTAAGATCGGTGACCCCAAGCTGCACCAGCTTGGTTGTAACATCCTTGAATGCGGCTATTAGACCTGCCGCATCAAGAGTCATCCATCTTAACCCCAGGAGTACGACCTCGAACCACTTCATTTGAGTGTTCCGAGGCATGCCAGGACGTTCCCAACTAGGGGGAACTGCGCATATCGTACTCCAACTCCACACTAACCTAGAGACCTCGATGGACCTAGTCCATCGCTCCTTGTAGGAGATGGTGTCTACCCTCTCTTGCACCTGGCGTAGAATATTTGCCAGGCGGGACGCGCTGGGAATAGCCCCGCATCCTTCAGGTCGAAAACTCCCGTGTAGGAATTTCCGGTAGGTAGTGTAGAGGCCCTCCGATTTAGAATCGGCTACCCGGGTCTTAGAGAACTCTTGAAAGAGAGGAGCTACTCTCCTTTCCAAGAGACCCACGGAATGGGTTATCTTCCGCAGTGCTTTGAAGTGGATCGGGGTCACATACCCTGCCTCCTTCAATGCTACCGATACGGTTCTCCCATCTCTGGGAGTTCCTACCGGTTGCCACATCTTTCGGGATGTGGACCTAGCTGACACGGCGGGGCTATCACAGCTCGCCATGTCTACTGTATGATGACGTTCACACGGACGGATTCATATAGAACCCCCCATGGAATGGGTCATCTTCCACAGTCGGCCCCTAGGTAATGCCGTGCTCAGTTTGATTCACTGAGCACACTAGGCATTCCTAGGGGGGGGTTTTAACCCCCGGAAGGGCTTTCGCCCTTC